CAGGCGCAGGTTACGTATCGTCTGATTCTGGTCCTTCCCGGTCAGCCCGAAAACGTCCAGCAGATGCTCGTATGTGTCGCGATATGTGAGGAGTTCTTCCGTCATTACTTAGCCTTCTTCGTGGCCTTCTTCGTAGTTCGCTTGCGAGTCCTGGTAGGTGGTGGAATGTCAGGCAGTTCAATCTCTGGAGGCGTAGTCTCCACGACTTCAGGCTCTGGAGGCGTTTCCTCCGCAGCGGGGGTGGACGTAACCTCCACCTCTGCTGGCGGTTCAGGAATGAGAACCTCAGTCGGAACTTCAGGTTCAACCTCGACGACGTTCTCCAGATCCAGACCGATCTTCTCACAGATCGCTTCAAGGATGACCTGCACACCTTCGGCCGAACGGCTTCCAACGTACAGGTTCTTCTTCAGTGCCAGCTTCGTCTGGTGCCAGGCTTGTGGGATTGTTAGTGGTTCATTCCGACCCATCAGAGCACCTCTGCTTTCGTTCCATGTTTTGAAATGATCTCATGCCGCAGCTCACCCTGGTCTTTACGGGCAAGATCAGGGTTTGACTTAATCTTCTGCTGACGAATACGTTCAACGATTTTCGGTGCCAGCTTCCGCTTAATCTTGGCTGGTTCCTCAGCACGGCGTTTCTGTCGCTCCTTGATCCCTTTCTCAAGGTCACTGAAGCTCTGTGTCTCGTTGACGATCGCACGCGGGTCACCACGGAATTCAGCGGCCGTCTTGATGTACTGGTCGTCAGCCTTCAGCTTGTACCCGTGCTTGGCCAGGTCTGCCTTGAGGCCCAGAACCTCGAGTTCGTTGCCGCCATGCTGATCGAGGATGGAATTCCCCCACCGACGCTGGTCCTGCAGGAATACGGATGTCGTAATGCCAATGCCTGGAGGTTCCTGCATCGCCAACGTCTCAGCGAATCGAGGAGACATGCCAGCCGCAATACGGTCAAGGTAAAACCGCATGATGGTCTGGTCACCAGACTTCATCTGGCAATCACCGTACTGGCGGATTTCATCGGGGATGTCGAGATCCTTGAGCTTCATTCCTTTGGTCCTTTGGTTTGCACTGCCGTGGCTTCGTTTAAGAGGGCTTCCGTTTCCTCAAACAACAACTTCTGTACGTGTGATTCCTGATTGTGAATCATACCCTGATCGTGTTCTTCCTCACGCTGGCGAATCTTCTGCTCATGTTCCATCTCGCGAACGTCGCCGTTATTCACGACTGACTCTGCCATCGTTGCTGCTGCGTCGACCATCGCCTTCTGCGCTGTAGCCTGCTTCTGGCCAGCCCCGGCCTTCTTGTCTTCCACTTCAGCTGCTGTTTTCGCCATTTCCAGCTGTTGCATTTGCTGCTGTAATTGCTGCTGCTCTGGGTCAACTGGCGGCGTCCATGGCGGCAGATGGAAATCTTTGGTCTCCATCTCAGTAGCCTTGCCGATGGCATCAAGGAATCCGTTGTAAGGATCGCTGTTCCCAGTTTGCTGAGCAAACTGAGTAAGCGTTGGCATGTGGTACTGCTGGAGCGATTGGATGTTGGCAGTGTCTCTCTCCTTGTCTGGCTTACGAACCTCAGAAGCCTCAACGGTCGCCTTCATCTCACGTAATAGCACCTCAACTGGCTGACCCTTGAATTGCTGATCCCACATCTGACTGCCTAAGCCGCCCAGCAAATGCGTCAGCGAAGACCCATCGACGTGCATGGCCGCGAGGAACATCTCCAACTGCGATGCGTCACTCATCCACTTCGCAACGTCCATGGCCATCTTGTCTGGCCGTACAGACGACCTGGCGGATCGCTCGCGAATATCTGATGCCACCCTGACTTGACGTGCAGACTCACCACGCATCAGCTCATTCAGGCCGACAGCACGATCGAAGCCTGAATCCATCATCGCAATAGCCTGCAAGATGTCGCCATTCGCTGGAGACCGCTTCAGGAATTGGATCATGTCACCAATCGACTTCTGCATGTTGTCATTGATCGGCACCTTCATAAACGCCGCATCAGACTCCAGAGCCTCCTTGACGTTCTCGCCAGCGGATTCCAAATAACCAATGATCGTCTTACGGTTCTCCCATGCCTGATCGACGTACGAGCTTGTCAGAATATTCAGGGCAATTAATTCGCCCAGACCTGGCGCCAATGGCGACATCGGCCACGGGGAACCTGATATCGGAATGAAGTCCAGCAATGCCACCGGCCAGCGGTTATCTTTCCAAACAGGAAAAGGATGGCCGTAATTCGCAGTTCTCCACTCGAATGCACGCTGGGTCTGTTCTGGGTCCATGGCTTGTTCGCCAAAGAACCGATCGGGTGGTGCGTTCAGCGGGAATGGAACGCCAGGAGCGATGCAGAGGTAAGCGAAGTCGCCCACCACATCGTCGAACGTGTCCAGCCACGCATGGTCGCTCCCGTTCATTCGCGGGCCGACACCAACCTTGCTCCATATTTCAAACCACTCGATCTTGTCGAATGTGGCCTGAGCCCCTCCACTGCTGTTCGTTTCCTTCTGCGCCTGCTCCCGTACGGACTGTTCCGCAGATTGATACTGACCCTTGCCCCTCAGGGAACCCTTGGGCAGATCGAATATCTGCTCAACCTGCCAGATGGGATTCACATGCCGACGCATGATGTAGCCAGCGGATTCCAGATGCTGGTCATTGCAGTCTGCATCAATAAAGAGGTTGCGGACTGTGTCGTATTGCAATTTTGTGAATGAATTTTCACTACCAGGGAACTGGTATGTCTCTGGCCACATGACACCTCGGCCAGTGAGCAGTGCCTCAGTGATCGCGGCGATCGCATTGGTCATCAACCCGTTCGGCTGTTCCCGCTGACTCCAGGCAAGGTAATTCTCCATCATGTGATTGGCGAAATCACTCTTCAGCCCCTCAGCTGCATCCTGCTGTGCGAACTGCTGGAATATCTGCTGAACCTGTGGGTCGTTCGGATCTCCGAATAGCTCGGGCGTGATCTCCAGTGTCCGCTGCGAATCCACCTTTCTGTGCGGGTACTGCCAGAACAGCGAGGGGCCATAGATCGCAACGAATTCATGAGCCTTGTTGATCGTGATCTTGAATTTAGGCTCTGGCAGGTTTCCGTTGAAGAACTTCTTCTTGTGGTGTTCGTCCCACATGAACCCAGCTGAACTGCCAGCAAACGCCGTGCATTGCTCAGACACGGTGTCGAACCGTTGCCGCGCACGCTTACTGGCTGCGATCCGCTGCTCCCAAACAATGCAGAGCGGACGCCAAAAATCTGAGGTCATAGACTGTGGGCTGTCGAATTCCATTAGAGATCAACTCTCTCCCTTGACCAACAGCCATTCTGAATCAAGTCCCGATTCCCGACTAAACGAGGATCACCCCCCTCCATCACGGCTTTGCGGGTATACGGACCATTCTCGGAAAACACTTCAAGCGTCACCACGTTCATGGCGTTTGCGTCTTTGCACACGAGCCCTGGTGCTGGGCACTTGTTCATCCGACACAGCGAATAGAAAAACACCCACTCTCCAGTTCTCAGTGTCGCTGAAGATTCCCAAGGGGTTTCGGTTTTAGGTTCAGTTGCTACAGCCGTCATCCTGCCACTCCACATAAAACATCTTCGCTCTTTGATTTCTTCCCGCCACCAGCACGTAGAGCCTCAACGCGGAACTGGTGATACCGACTCATTGTAGGGTCTGATGGCGAATCTCCAACTGGTGGTTCTTTGTACTGAGGATGCCGAGACATAAAATACTCCAGGCAGTTGCCTGCGACCATCACCTTGTCGTCCTGCCGAACCACTAAATTCCCATTAGGAACAGTCGCGCAATAGACGCGACCGTCGTACGGGATAGATGTCACTTTCGAATTCGTGTCCCCATCAACCAGAGAAGCTCGACCGCAATTCTTTTGGGTTACCGTGTAACTCCTTCGTGACTTGCCCGTTCGACCACCAATATTCCAGTCCCCTGGAATACGAGACTTGATACTGGAGGCAACTCCTAATCGCAGCCACAACTCCTGAATGCCATCCGCAAGTTCCCGACTTGTGGTCACGCAACGGTGGTATTCCTTGCAGCCTTCGCTCTTACCGTCAACCCACCCATCTCCAAAGTGATACCCTCTCATAAAGGCACGTATCACCTCGGCGCTGGAATTCTTCACCCAGTCAGGAACCCGCTTTTTGTGATGTATGAACCCAACATCGAGTTCCCTCAACAGAGTCCATAACTGTTTACTTGACGCAGAAAAGCCGTCCTTGAGTCGCGTGAAGTGCCACGGCAGATTCTCCGTAAGCGACAGAAACCGCTCACAGCCAATCTCTTTTGACTGTGAGATTGTGACTCGATAGCCATTGCCGGGACATTTCGGGACTTTGTCCGACGAGCCCTCGGCTACATACCACCCGAGAAATTCTGCCAGTGCCTCTGCGGATATATCGGGCGCCGAGTTAGATGCTCCCGGCAAAGACGGCAGCTGGTATCGCTCATCAGACACCTGCCCCCACTCCTTCGACGGGCAGAGCTTTAATAAATGATGCGTTGATTGCAGCTTCTGTGCTTCCACATACTCCCAGTCTGAATCATCGGCGCCGTTCATGTACGCAACCATGCGATGATCTGGTGTGACCGTACACCTCATGGCTTTTGAGTCAAATGACAGCATTTCGCCAGAGAAATCCTTCTCAATGAACGCAGATGGCTGCTGAAACTCCAATCGGTCATCAACGCTTACAGTTCCCAATTCTTCAGATAAGCCAGCATCTGGCCATGCCTTCCAACCAGTCTTTGTGAGAACCTCAACATCTGGATGGAAGCAAACTCGAACATCATCCCTCTGTTTGTCAGCTGCCTCTTCAAGTGGCTCGCCTTCTGGGTTCAGTTTTCGAACATTCGTCTTCAACTGCTTAATCAGTTGAGGGCATTTTCCCTTGATGATTCGCAACTGCGGCCGACCACACTTACGCATTCGCATGGACTTGTGAACCAGCTGTGATCTCTGCTTGAAGTCTGGATCGCCAGGAGTGAAGTAGACACCATGGCGTGACCTCAGCCCCTCTTCCTCGAATGCCAGTTCGTACTGGTGACCGATCGTCCAGCTGAATCCCATCGGCTTCTGACGTGCAGCCTGACCGTCGATGAAGAACTGCTCGAAGAACTGCCCACCGTGCCGCTCAGCGACTCTCGAAGCCAGCTGGTAAGCATCCAGCCGTGGCACGTAGATTTCGTCGTACGCGACGTAATAGGGCTCATCCTCGTCCCACATGTGCCGTGGTGGAATGGCACAGAACAGAATCGCTGGTTTCTGTGTACCAGGGTCCAGTGTGAGATAACGGCACCAGTCGGACGGTGGCTCCCAGTTGTTGGCCTTTAATTCGGCTGTGACCTGATCATTGACTGACGGATCCTTGTACTCAACGGTGTGGAATTCCTCGTTGAATGTCTGGTAAATCCTGATGATATCCGTGGAAAGAACACCTTCAATACGAATCAGGCGGTCTCGCTCAGACATCTGTTCCAGCCGCATCTGCTTCTGTTTCTTCGGCAGAAACGGGTTGTCGGTCTGGCGCAGGACGTGATGCCTGCAGTAATGGTCTTCTTCCTTGCGGTGACCTGCGGCGACTTCCTCAGCCTGCTCGTCGGCCCGCTCTACAACCTCAAGGTAAACGTGGCATTCATCGCGTGGAATCGTTGACCACTGACAGCGTCCAGACTTGTCCGTCAGACGGTTCAGCACTTCCTTGTACCACTTCTTCTGGTCGATATCCTCATCGAACCACGCTTCGTCGATAGGAACCCCCTGCATCACAGCACCAGCTGAAGCGAAGGCGAATATCTCTGTGCCGTTCTTCAGCGTGATCTTCTCGAATTGGTGCAGGCTCTTGTGGTACCAGGCTGACTTGTCCCAATCAATCTCCGAGTCAGGAATGAACGGTGGACTTGGCACTCGCTCGTTCATGCGGTCCCAGTCTTCAGGGAACTGCACGGGATTCCATGATCTCCAGCCGTTGGTCTTCGCGTCCCGAATAATCCAGAACATACCTGGCCGAAACAGGAACCTGTGAATATTCTGACCGATGTGCTTCAGATGGTCACCAATCACCCACATGATCAGCGGGCGGTCTTTCTGATGCGGTAGGCGGCACTCAATGGACTCGCCAGACATGGACGTGATTGGAATATCTCGAGCGATCGAAGCGAAACGCAAAGCGGCGCTGAACGACTTCGAACCACGGTTACCACCAGCAATCAGGATCTCACTGCTCGGATCCGCAACGATCGGCACCTGATGGTCTGTAACGCGAGCCATCCTCAAACCGTCCAGTCGACGATTCTGAAGCTCCATCAGCCTCTGAATTTTAGCGGCTGTGGTCATGCTGGTGCCTCCA